ACTCCAAATAAAGGTTGACAACAAACCTAAATTGTTGTATAATATATTTTTAAATGAAAGAGGTACTATATGAAACGAAAATCTCGTAAACTATAGTGTCAATCGTAGACCCCGTATATGGTCAATGGTTGGCACATTAAAGACAATTAATATGCACAACCCACGCTAAACTTTGATGGTGAAGTCCGGCCTCTTAAGCCGAGAGAACTCAGTTCAAGTCTGAGAGCGTGGACCATATACGGGGTATAATTCAATGGTTAGAATAGTCGGCTTTTAACCGATCTATCAGAGTTCGAGTCTCTGTGCCCCGACCATATGCAAACACATTCCGCCTGTGCGGACACGATGAGAAACATAGGTTCAAGTAGTGTGTTTACATATGGTCATAAATAAAGAATAATGGAAGATAGGCTGCATGGCGCGGACACGGTCTTGAAAACCGTCCCACTGTTGACACGGTGACAGTTCGATTCTGTTATCTTCCTCCAAGTTAAGGATCGGTTCAGCAAATAATTATACATTTGACTTCTAATCAAAACCGTAAAAAAACGATCCTGTTATATATCTCGGTAGCTCAATTGGCAGAGCAGTGGTCTCCAAAACCAAAGGTTGTAAGTTCAATTCTTACTCGGGATGCCAAAATTTAGTAATGCGGATGTGGCGAAATTGGTAAACGCAGCGGCCTTAGAAGCCGTAAGCTGAGAGTTCGAGTCTCTCTATCCGCACCACAAAGAAACTCGCCTTGATTGATGGCGTATAATGAGATAAGTAATCAATCACAAATTTCGGGGGATTAGTATAATGGTATTACGGCAGCTTTGCAAGTTGTTTACAACAGTTCGATTCTGTTATCCTCCACCAAGTTAAGGATGCTTCCAGCAAATAAAAAAACTTTTTTCATTCAAAAGCAAAACAGCATCCTGTTAAATATGCGTGATTAGTTCAGGGGTAGAACGCTATCTCGACAAGATAGAGGGCAAAAGTTCAAATCTTTTATCACGCACCAAAAATAAGATAAATAATTACGCGGGGAGGGTCCGGTCACCAGCGAGGTCTCATAAGCCTTTGCCATCCTTGGTTCAAATCCAAGCCCCGCAACCAATCAACTTCTCGGTATGGTGAAATGGTATCACTCACCGAAATTTTCAAAATTTTCTCCCGGTAGTTTAATGGTAGAATTTATGGTTTGGGACCATATGACGAGTGTTCGATTCACTCTCGGGAGACCACAAAAGATAAAACTCTTTCGTAAACTTAAATAAAAATTTATTGAAGTGTCCAAATTCTGCAATAAGCAGTTGACTTAATAGAAGAAATACAGTATAATACAAACAGATAGTAAGCCTCGGTAGTTTAATGGTAGAACGCCATCCTTACACGGTGGATACGGGAGTTCAATTCTCCAACGAGGTACCAAATATAAAGGGAAAGCATTGTATGTTAAAATCAAAAGATGTAATAAATCGTGCATACAGGAATGTTCCCAAAGAAGTTTCAGCATTTGATATGAACCTTGATAGTTTTTCTTTTAGAGGTATTAAATACTATTGGTTGTTATTAAAGCGAAAATTCACAAGATAATGCGGGTATGATGTAATGGTAACCTATAACTTTGCCAAAGTTAATTTGAGAGTTCGATTCTCTCTACCCGCTCCAAATTTTTTATAATATGGCACATCAACAACAATTTGATTTTATCCAAACACTGAAAACAAGATATCCAACTTACTTTTTCAATAAAAAAGTATTAGAAGTGGGTAGTCTTAACATTAACGGTTCAATAAGAATATTCTTTACTGAATGTGATTACTTGGGTATTGATGTAGGTTCAGGACCAGATGTTGATTTAGTATGTGAAGGTCAAAAATTAACTGAGCCAGATGAAACATATGATACGGTAGGTAGTTGTGAATGTTTTGAACATAACCCTTATTGGGTAGAGACATTTAACAATATGTACAGAATGACTAAACAAAAAGGTTTAGTGTTTATGTCTTGTGCTACAACAGGTAGAGCTGAACACGGTACTACTCGTACTAGCCCACAAGATAGTCCATTGACAGTGACAAATGGTTGGGAATATTACAAAAACTTAACCGAACAAGATTTTAGAAAACACATTGACATTGACAGTATGTTTAATGAATATGAATTTGTAGTGGGTGCGCCGCATCCCGATTTATATTTTTATGGCATTAAAAAGGAGATAGTATGACTGAATCTAGAGCGAGATATACTAGCCAAGAGGCTGTTGACATGATTGGTAATCGTTTTGAAATGGTTCTAATCGCAACCGCAAGAGTTAGGGAACTCAAACGAGGGCACAAGTCTAAACTAGCTAAACCCACAACTGCAGGACCAATCGTTACTGCATTGATGGAAATTGAAAAGGGCCTAGTTGGCCGAGAGTACCTTAAACAAGTACGATGATAATTCTAGGGATGAATACAGCATTTAACCACTTACTTAATTGCATAGAAAGCGGTCGTAGGACAGTAGCAATACTTCTAGGTAACTAGACGCAGAGGGAATGTATGACAGATTGGAAAGACAATCTATGTGTTCACTACAGAAAGCCGAGTGTGAATAGTCAACATGAATTGTTGATAGGGTCTGAGTGTTATAATTGGTCAGACCAGAAAATAAATAAATTGACACAATCATCCCGTTTACCCAAAATGTATTTACAACAACAAGAAACTAAGCTATAATAAACGCTTAGACAACGAGATTTAGGATCGGTTCAGCAACACCATAAAACTATGGCCGATAGTCGGCGATAACTTCAAGACTATCAACGTGAGTTTGGATTTCTCACTTGAAACAAAAAGTACAAAACGATCCTGTTAAATTTAGGTTAACATCCGCAACAATAATTTGGCGTCTGCTAGGACATTAAACTAGTATTAACCTGTTAAAAACTAAGAAAGGAAACAGTATGCAATTCGCAACAGCAATCGGTAATCAAGAAGCCCGTACTACAAACGGTATGAAGGCTCGTCAGTCAACAGCTAACGCATGTGTTGACCTGTTCTACACCATCGGCGCAAGTCGTGGTAAGAACATTATCCCTCAATTCACCGCAGCTTACGTTGAGAATGCCGATCTGGCATTGCGTATTGTTCAATGGGCACGTGATGTCCGTGGTGGTGCTGGTGAACGGGAAATCTTCCGTCAAGTGTTGACTCATTTGGAAAAGACTAACCCAGCTGATGCTGCTCGTCTTATCACTAAGGTTCCTGAACTTGGTAGGTTTGATGACTTGCTGGTTTTTGAATCTAAGGAAATGAAGGCTACTGCATACGCATTACTAGGTGACTACTTGCGTCAAAAGAATGGTCTTGCTGCTAAGTGGACTCCACGTAAGGGCAAGATTGCGGCTGAAATTCGTGAATTCTTCGGTATGAGCCCAAAGCAATATCGTAAGACTTTGGTTGGTATGACAACCGTTGTTGAATCACAAATGTGTGCAAATGACTGGGATAACATCAACTACAGTCACGTTCCAAGTGTAGCGCATAGTCGTTACAAGAAGGCTTTCGGTCGTCACGGTACAACTTATGCTGAGTACATCACTAAGTTGGTTAAGGGCGAAGCAGGCGTGAAGATCAATGCTAACGCAATCTTCCCGCATGATGTACTGAAGGGTCGTATCAGTGGATACGGTACAACCAAGTGGTCTGCTACTGAATTGGGTGCTATTGAAGCACAATGGGCTGCATTGCCTAACTACGTTGGTGACGCTAGCGTATTGCCTCTAGTTGACGTTAGTGGCTCTATGACCAGCAAGGCTGGCAAAAAGGGTGACACCACTTGTTTGGAAATTGCAGTTTCATTGGGATTGTACTTTGCTGACAAGAACAAGGGTAAGTTCAAGGACTGCTTCTTGACTTTCAGCGACAATACCAAGTTGGTGAATCTTAAGGGTTCTATCAACCAAAAGATTGATCAAATGATCAGTTCAGATTGGGAAATGAGTACAAACCTACATGGTGCGTTCAATCAAATCCTTAGCACTGCGGTTAAGAACAAGGTATCACAAGCAGAAATGCCTGAGACACTGATGATTTTCTCTGACATGCAATTTAACGCTTGCGTTAAGTATGATGACAGTGCAATGGAAATGATCGCACGTAAGTACAGTGAAGCAGGATACGAATTGCCTAAGGTAGTTTTCTGGAACTTGAATGCTAGCGGAAACGCTCCAGTTGAGTTTGACAAGAGTGGAACCGCTCTTGTATCAGGATTCTCCCCAGCGATTGCTGCTAGTGTATTGGGTGCAGACCCAGATGCATTCTCACCTGAAGCAATTATGCTTAAGGCCGTGATGAATTCAAAATACGACTTATAATCGTCCTCTAATATATCCGGGATAGTTTTCTAACTGTTCCGGATATATCCTTATTGATTTTGATCCATTGTTAATCCAAATTCTACCTGAACATACTTTATTAAATTTTGTAGTGTATGCGTGTAGTGACATTTGATCTAATAAATCAGGAGTATAATTAATCGCTGGCACAATACCTTTGCGATTGTTAGAAATATTTTTCTTCCACTCATCGGTAAAATCAGCAGAAGTTCTTCCGGTAGATTTACCTAAATGTGCTAATCTATTTTTATTATTAGACTCCGGCTTATGTGTTTTTCCTTTAAAGGGAGAAGGTTTACCTCTAACAGCCCCGCCATTGCCACCGTCTCCACCGTCTGTCCTATTTCTAAGAATTCCAGTACCTTTGTCTTTTCTACCATACCATCGGATCATTCTTCTTTCAATTGCACATGCACCGACATTGGTTAAACCAGTTTCTAAAAAAATTATTCTATTTTTTTCAACCGGAAGTTTAACATCATGCTTTGCGTATGCTCTATTTTTAGTTCCTTTACCAATATAGTAAGGTGTGCCGTCTTTTCTAAGATAGGCGTAGATATAATAAATACTCATGCTGATTGCTCCTTAATAGCATTAGAGTAGTTGGGATGTACGAAGTCCGCGAACTACACTTTTATTTATCATTTATCCAAAATAATTTAAAGTAATTTGTTTGATATTTTTAACACGGCAGATACCTCTGCGAAAGTACGTATCTGTTCTCTAAAATACCCGGCTCGCCGGGTATTTCCATATGTTGACAATAAATGGTTGTAGTGCTATAATACATCTATGTATCAAGTAATAGGTAAAACAATAACATTCAATGTGATGACATTGAATGAAGCAATGAGTACAGCTAAGGCTATGAACGAGTTTGTGACCATCAAAAGTGCAGACTTTGAAATGGTAGGTATGTTCGGTGTAGATAGTGTTGTAGATGGCAAGTGTCCAGATGGTGTCGCATACACATGGAATAAGGCAAGTCGCATAGGAGCGACAAGACGAAGATAAGGAGTAAGTGCTATGATAGTTGCAAAATTTGACGGACGTTGGGTTCACGTTGTAAAATTTATGCGTGATGTAGCTTTCAGCACCGACAAAGACTGGTTTATGGTTAACTTTGATTTTGAAAAAGTTAAGCGTAAACGTGAACAATTTATGTGGGTTCCAGCAGTAACACGTTTTGAATGTATCAAAGAATTTGTAGGAGAATAATATGGCTCATAAACATCAAGGTCAACTAACATCTGCTCCCCAATGGTGGAAACACTTGAAAGATTGGAAGCGGGTGTTTTGGAAAACAGAACGTCAAGCACAAAAACAAGATACTAAGAAAAGAGAAAAAGAATGAAAACATGGGTAACATCAGATTTACATTGGGGACATGCAAACATCATGAAATTTTGCCCAGTATCACGGGCAAGATTTCGCAATGATGTTGCTTACATGAACGAAGCCATGGTCAAGGAATGGAATGCGTTAATCGCTCCAGAAGACCTTGTTTATATTTTAGGCGATGTCGCATTTTTGCCTGCCCAAAAGGCCGCAGAAACAGTTAACCGATTAAACGGCACTAAGATTTTAGTTGAGGGCAATCATGATCGTAAGGCATTAAACGATCCTACATTCCGTAGGTGCTTCAAGGAAGTCCACAAGTATTTGGACATCAACTACAATGGAACTAAAGTTGTGATGTTTCATTATCCAATATCAGAATTTGACCAACAACATCGCGGTGCTGTTCATCTGCATGGCCATCTTCATGGCGGTCTTAGTGGACTTGAACATTTTAGAGTTCTTGATGTAGGAATGGATGCAACAGGTATGATTGCTATCTCAATGGACGATGCAGTTGCCCAAGCACTGAAAGGCCAAATCAAAGGTCATCATTGAGTTTACAAAGGTCTCCGTGCCACCGATTGTAATTTCCTGTGTCTGCAACTTTGTTGCAGTGTGGACAGGTTAAGCGGGGATAGTGTTTTCTACTCTCGCTGAGACGGCGGCGAGTTTCTTCTGTACGTTTTGATCCTAAGTGTGCTTGTCTTGTTTTTTCAACTGCTTCAAGAGGACGCACTTGTCCCTTATGTGACGCACTCATTTTATTGCGAGTCTCTTGAGATATGATTTGAAAAGCACGTTTTGCTTGAATCTTTTGGCGTGTCTCTTCAGGCATAGGATTATTTGTCCATCGACGAGTAGCAGCATCACTTTTCTTTTTGCGATTCTCGGGAGATTGAATTGCACCGCTTGCTCCTTCACCACCGTCAGTACGGTTACGTAGAATACCGATACCTAAGTCTTTTCGACCGTACCAACGTATATAACGGCGTTCTAAAGCAAACGCACCTAACTCAGTTAGATTAGTAGCAATATATACAATGCAAGAACGATCAGTTGGAATACCAACATTATGGTCAGCAAGTATTCTACGACCTTTGCCCTTGCCGATATAGTACGGAGTGCCGTCTTTACGCAGATAAGCGTAGACATAATAAATAAACATGCTGATAGTTCCTTCAAAACTGTTAGAGTAGTCGGAGAGGTAAGAGACTCGCGGACTGCACTTCTATTTATGCTAACACTTGACATTTATTGGTGTTTGCGCTATAATAGCAGCATGAATAAAGAAGCAATTAAACAATATGTGTTAGACAATCCGCAACTTGTCACTATGCGTGAATCCGAGTCGCATCCAGGATTGTATGTTCTCAAATATAAAAAACGAGTATTTTATGACTCACTGTGGAACGACTATTTAGAAGAATGCCGGGGGACGATAGTGGATAAAGATTTTAACATCGTTGCACGGCCATTTACAAAAATTTATAATTATGGCGTGGAGGCCAAAGCACCAAAATTATCTGATAACACTCTGGTTACAGCGTATCGAAAAGTAAACGGATTTATGTGCAGTCTCACCTGGTATAACAACGATATCCTAGTGAGCACCACTGGTTCAACTCAAAACGACTATGTGGACTACGCCAAGGAAATGATGTTTGAGCACGCCTGCTGGGCTGATTGGCAAATGGAAATTCTTGCAGCTAAAGGCATGACACTGATGTTTGAATGTGTTCATCCAAACGACCCGCACATTGTTCCAGAAGATGCAGGCATGTACTTTCTAGGACACCGTGAAAACTCATGGGACTCAACAGTAGAAATGTACGGTGTAAGCAAGTCCAACTGGGCTCAAAACTATGCAATGTCATGTTTGAAGTGCAACTATGCAGAATCCTATGTTTTGCCGTTAGGTGAGTTGGTAGCAAAGTCAAAGCAGGTTCGACATGAAGGCTTTGTTTTCTACACTGTAGACGGGGTTTCTGCAAAGATCAAGAGTCCATACTACTTGACTTCAAAGTGGGTTGCCCGCAATCCACGTACCGATAAGTTAGTAAACATGGAAGCTGATATCAAGAAGAACTTGGATGAAGAATATTATCCGCTGGTTGACGCTATCCGTGCTAACATTGTTGAGTACACTGCAATGAACGAGCAAGAACGTTTAACATGGGTTCGTAACTATTTGGAGATGGTATGAAAGAAAGAATTCAAGAACTAATGAAACAAGCTGGTACAGATGTCAGCGGTAAATGGATGGGCGTGGACCACGCAACAAAATTCGCCGAGTTGATTGTTCAGGAATGTGCTGAAGTTTGTTATGACCATAGCAATGCTGCTGGTGGGGTTGATACTGATTTTGGATACGGGTATAAAGATTGCGGAGATGACATTAAACGACATTTCGGAGTTGAAGAACGTGCTATTCCAATTTTGTCAGATGATGAGGAAGCACTATTATCTGGTATTACATCTAGTAAATTGTTTACCATTGAGGCCGTAAAGAAAGCATTCGGAGTTAAAGAATGATGTCAGTTCGCCAATGGAGTGTACGTCATGCTCGGGGCTTAGAGATTTTCTACAACCTTTTTGAACGCATTGTGGTTGCTCTACATCCTGTATGGAATTTCATTGGTTATGATAGGTTAGAACGGCCTGTAGCTGCTGTAGAAAAACTAGTCAAAGGTTTCTTGTTTGATTGTCAAATGTGCGGACAATGTATGTTGAGTAGTTCAGGAATGAGTTGTCCTATGAACTGTCCAAAGTCTCTGCGTAACGGTCCTTGTGGCGGTGTCCGTGCTGATGGTGGTTGTGAAGTTAAACCCGATATGCGGTGCGTTTGGCTTGAAGCCTGGGATGGTAGTCAACGCATGAAAGCAGGAAGGCTTGCAATCAATATAATACAGGCTCCAATTGATAACCGAAATCTTAAAAAAAGCTCGTGGCTAAGAATAGCCCGACAAAAGAATGGGGTTGAAGAATGAAATGCGATAAATGTGGATATGATGACAAGGGTACAGGCGACACTGCCCATGTTTGTGGACCAATCAAACTAAAGTTAAAGCATGTTGAATTGCACGAAGAACATGACCGCTTTGAAGAACACATGGCTAAAGATGAAAGTCACTTGCCAGTCTCAGAACAAAGTTTAGTATTTCGGTTGCGTAAACGTGCAGAAATTCGCAGACAGATTCATGATCGCAAAAGTGTTGCAGAAGGTAAACCAGATCGTATTGCTGACTTACTAGAAGAAGCAGCAAACGAGATTGACAAATTAAAGAAAAGGTGATATAATGTTTATTCAGAATTGCGCTGCAACTGACATCAGTAGTGGCATGTGGTATAAGGATCCGGGACAGAATAGTATGCTAATTAGCATTACTGATCCAGCAGGTTGGAAGCCTGAAGCCAAGCACAACTTCAAAGAGCGACACAATTTTGAGTTCCTTGACATTGAAGCTAATGACTATTCAATGGAAGAAGATTGGAAAGTTAGTGATGCACAGGCTATTGAACTTGTTAGGTTGCTACAACATGCAAAGGACAATGACATGAATGTTATTGTACATTGCACTGCTGGAATTTGTCGTAGTGGAGCCGTGACCGAAGTTGGTGTTATGATGGGCTTTGAGGATACTCATGCAGTACGTCAGCCTAACTTAATGGTCAAACACAAGATGATGAAGGTTCTTGGATGGACTTATGATGCTGATGAAAAGAGTGAGCCAAATAACTGGCGTGGCATGAAATTGGGTTGGGAAAGAGATATTTAATATGGCAAAGTGTTATCAATTAATTGGAGTACCAGGCTCAGGTAAAAGCACTTGGGTTGCTCATCAAGAGTGGGCAGATAAGTGTGCATATATTTCTACCGATACATGGGTAGAAGATTATGCACGAGATATGGGAAAGACTTATAACGAAGTATTCAAAGAATATATGCCCGAAGCCATTGATATGATGATTAATGATGTTGTTAAGGCACGCGCCATGAACAAGGATATAATTTGGGATCAAACTTCTACTACAGTTAAGAGCCGTAAGAAGAAGTTTAATATGTTGCCTGACCATGAACATATCGCTGTGGTGTTTCGTACTCCTGAAAGTGAAGAACTATCAAAGCGGTTAGCAAGTCGTCCTGGTAAGAACATTCCCGACTATGTTGTGCGTAGCATGATTGACGGATTTGAAATGCCTACTCTAGCAGAAGGGTTTATTGAAATCATATATGCATAATAATATGTAAATCAAAATAGGACCTTCGGGTTCTATTTTTTTGGATAAAATTTGTGTTTTTATAATATACATATAAATAGCAGTATCATGTTTCAATTTATCACAGACCTTTCACACACATTATTAAGTTTCATCAAAGACGATCCTGTTCGTCCTGAAATATCTACTGATTTTAGAGTTAGCGACGGCAGAGTTGTTGCTGCACTAACTGATGAAGAACATAATCCAGAAGCAATGGTATGTGTTAGCTTCCATGACTTTGTTCCTGAAGGTCTAGAAGATTTGAAGAAAACTGCTCCTC